AGTGAATATTTATTAGAATTTGTTGATAAATTAAAAAAATATTGTGAAAATCATAAAACATTTTATTCAGAATGTGTAGAAAATCCAAAAAATAAACAATATTTTGTAAATAAAGGAAGAGAAAAAATTGTTAATGATATAGATCATAATTTATGGTATGTATATTTACCATACATAATGGCTGGATATTGGTCAGCAATAGGTTATGAAAAATATAATGAAAAAACATGGAATGGTCCAGCAAGAGTAATATTACCATTTAAAACAGAAAACGAAGCAAAAAATTGTTTTTATACTTTAGCGACTGGCAAAAATCGCGGAGAATTAACGACATTTTATAAATTAATTGTTGAAGCAATACATGTATTATTATTAGATGGAATAGATAGATATGATTATTTCCCATATTTAGATTTTTCAAAGTCATATAATACTAAAGAATTATTTGAAATAATTGGAATGGAATATAATAAAGAAGAAATAGATAAAATATTGAATAAATAATGTTTAGTATAGAAAATTTTATAGACGATTACGTATCTCCACAGCAAGAAGAGCGTAATGCGAGACGTAAGAAGACAAGTGAGATATTTACTCCATATAGTATTGTAGAAAGAATGTGCAATAAGATTCCTGAAGAAGATTGGCGAGATCCTAATAAGACATTCTTGGAACCTTGTTGTGGCTCGGGTAATTTTATACTTGTGATTATATTTCGCCGAATCAATTTAGGAATAGATTGGCAAACAACTTTACAAACACTTTATGCATTGGATTTGTTAGAGACAAATGTCCAAGAGTCTCGCCAACGTGTTCATGAATTACTTCAGAACATAGCTCCTGAGTATGATCCAATGATTGCTGATGAGATAATGGATAAGAACTTTGTTTGTCATGATTTCTTCACATGGAATTTCGAAGAATGGCGCCCAATGACTGAAGAAGAATTGAAGCCTAAGAAACCTAAGAAGAAATGAACAAATTAAAAAAATTTGTTCTATATTATTATATTGATGGGGCATATTTGTTCCATCCAAATATATTTAGCAATGTAACATGATTTTTATCGGGATAGACCCGTCACTTAATTCAACAGGAATAACAGTCATAGATGGAGATAACAAATATTTTTACATAATCAAACCAAATAAACTAACAAAACAAGAAGAAGTTTGTCAACATGCTTATAGCAATTTCGCCTATGTGTTGTACCAAAAAGACCAAGTGAATAAAGACGATAAATATTGGAAAAAAGAATTAACAAAATTAAACAATATTTTAAATATAGTTAAAAAAACAAAGGAAATAGTTAATTCATTTGATGGAATAAAGACTATAGTAATGGAAGGTGTTGCTTATGGTGCTAAGTCCAATAATCTTGTTGATCTCGCTGGTCTAAACTATCTTTTGAGAGAGGCTTTATCACAGAACAATAACTTATACATATACTCTCCATCAGAAATAAAGAAATTCGCAACAGGAAATGGAAATGCTAACAAACAAACTATGGTTGATTTGTTTTTAGGTATATTTCCACAGTTTAAACAACTTCCGAAGGTGGATGACGTCTCAGACAGTTTTTTCATGTCCAGTTTAGCTAGAACAATCTAAAAATTCCACCTATAATCTAGTTTTTACTATATTAAATATAATGATATCAATTTAAAAAGACAATGAAAATGATATTCGAATCATATAACGCTTATATAGAAAAAGACACATCATACTGTAACCAACTAACAACTAGTCTTGGATTTGCTAATAAACTCAAGTCACTTGCTGGTTACGACCCCATGTCTCTTTCGTCAGTATTTGCAGCAACACAAAGAATCACAAATGCTATAGCTCAAATGCCTTGGGAGCTAAAAACATTTGAAGATATCAACATATCAAAAAACCATTACTTCTATCATTTGTTTGATAATTGTTTACAAACTAGATTCATGTTTATTAAGAATATTGTAAAGGATATCATAACAAATGGTAATGGTTATGCACTTATTGTAAGAGATCCAGAGACTGCTAAACCAAAATCTCTTGTATATCTTCCACAAGGAACATGTAGCCCAGTATATTATCAAAGTACAGGCAAACTTTATTATAACATTCCTTTATATAATGCTAAGAGAATGTTTGAACCACTTGAAGTTCTACATTTCTTTATGGATAGTCAAGATGGTATAGAAGGAAGACCTTTGCTTGATTTTGCTAGACATACAATAGAACTTGCAGGATATGTTGAAAAGGCAGCTATGGACTATTATGGTTCTGGTATGCGATTAACTGGTGTACTATCAACAGATTCACCACGTTTGAATGATAAACAAAGAGAAGAAATTAGAAAAAATTATCTTGCTGGTATAGAATCTGAAAATGGAATAGCAGTATTGGAGAATGGTATGCGTTTTGAACAATTATCTAACAATGCTAAAGATGCTGCTCTTATAGATTCTAGACTGTTTAATGTACAAGAAATAGGTAGATTCTTTAATATTTCTCCTGTACTTTTGGGTGATCTGAATCATACACAATACGGTTCTATAGAGCAAGCTACTACTGATTTCGTTGCAACAACTTTGGCTCCATGGGTTAAAATGATAGAAGAAGAACTTAATCGCAAACTTATCATGCCAAATCAAAAAGACAAATATTATATTGATCTGGACGAAGATGTATTGATTAAGTCGGATAGAACAAGTTACGCATCTTATCTTGATACATTTGTTAAGATGGGAGCTATATCAATAAATGAAGTCAGAGTTAAACTTGGACTAAAACCAATTGGACCAGAAGGAGATAAATTTGTGATACCTTATTCTGGAACTACACAAGACAATTCATATAACAATGCTAATCAAAACAACAATCAAAATATAGATAAAGATAAACAAGATGAAAATTAAATTATTTGAAACACTAAATTCTGTATTAGATATGCAGATAACAGAATCTCAAGACAATTTATTGCATCTTGAGGGTGTATTTGGTGTTTGTGGAATAGTTAATAACAACAATCGTATTTATACAAAAGAAAATTACGCTGAAATGATAGAGCAATTACAAGATAAAATATCTAAACATGCTCTATTAGGCGAAATGGAACATTCAATGAGTTTAACTACAAGACTTGATAATGTTTCTCACAGAATTGATTCAGTTAGTATAGATGAAGACGGTGTTGTTCATGGTTCTCTTACTATTCTAAAAACTCCAAAGGGACAAATAGCTGAAGCTATCATTAAAGCTGGTAGCCCATTGTATGTATCATCTAAAGCGGTTGGTACAATAGACGAAAACAATGTCGTAACTTTGACTCATTTATTTGGATGGGATTTAGTTGGTAGTCCTGGTTTCTCAGAAGCTGAAGTTAATGTCAAAGAAGGACTTAAATTAGAATCTTTGAATGATAATATATTGATTATCAAGGAAGAGGACGAGGAGGAAAAGAAAGACGACGAAAAGAAAGAGGACGAGAAGAAAGAAGAAAAGAAAGAGGAAGAAACAGAAAAGGAAACTGAAAAAGAAACAGAGGATGAATCTGATAAAAAGGAAAAAACCGATGACGAAAAGAAGGAAGTCAAAGAATCAGACGAACCTAAATCAGGCGAACCAAAAGAAATTGATTATACAGACTTAATCAACCAAATCAATGAATGGTGATCATGCTATCAAAAAGTAACGCTTAAATTCTAAATATACTATATTATAAATATATGGACACAATAAAAACTAAACTTCTTATAACTGAAGCAAAGGAACAGGCTTTAGAAATAGTAAATAAAGCACAAACCGAGAATCGTAATTTAACAGAAGAAGAAAACACTCAAATAAACAACTTGAAAGAACAAGTTGAACAATACAAAAAACAAATAGACGAAAATCAAAATAAAAATATTACAACAAATAAAAAGATGAAAAAGATTAATCTTTCAGAAATTATTTTAGCTAAAAAGAACGGTACAGCACTTAACGAAGATGTGCAAAACGTTCTTAACGAAACTAAGAAAACTTTGAACGAAGCTACTAACTTCAATGTAGAAGGTGTTGCTATTCCTTTCGACCTTATGATGGAAGCTGATGGTGATCCTGAAGCAATCGTTTCTCCTACAGCTATTGCTCAACCAAATCCAGTTGATAATATCGGCGCTCTTAACGCAACTATTACTGATATCAATGGTAAATCTACAATCCACACAGAATATCAAAGCATTCTTGCTCCTATTTTCAATAACAATGTATTATCAGCATTTGATTTAATGACTGGTCTTCGTGGTAATGTTGAAATTCCTCGTTACGGTGGTGTTTCTGCTTATTGGAAGGGTGAATTAAAGAAAGCAGGTGAATCTACAATGAAATTCGATGCAATCGAAGTTAAGCCAAAACGTTTAACTGTATTCGTTGATTTATCTAACCAACTTTTAATGCAATCAGCTTATAACGTTGAAGCATATGTAAGAGAACAAATGATTCTTGCTATTACACGTAAATTACAGGAAACTATCCTTGGTGATGGTGCTGGTGACGATGTAACTCCTGCTGGTTTATTCAATAATGCAGAACAACTTGATGCACTTTCTTTCGCAAATCTTGTAAATATCGAGGAGCAAGCTGAGGAACAAAATGTAACTGGTAATCTTGGTTATATCATCAATCCTGCTATTAAGGCTTCAGCTCGTACAACTCTTAAATCAAACGTAGCTGGTGCACAGTACTTATACGATAACGGTGAACTTATCGGTCAACCTACATGGGTAACAAACGACTGTAAGGGTCTTTTATTTGGTGATTTGAAACAGATTCTTATCTGTGTATGGGGTAATGGTATCGATATGAAGGTAGATCCACTTACATTAGCTCAATATGATGCAACTCGTTTGGTTGTTAATTTCTATGTAGATGTAGTTAACAGAGCTCCATTAACAGGTGAAGCTGAAGATGCTACTCCAGTTAAGAACATTTTCCCTTTCGTATTGGGGGAGTAAATCCAGACCCTGAAACATATATAATAACCTATGATGCTGGTGAGGATGACAATGCTACCCAAGCAACAGTAACGTTTAAATCTCCAAACCCACAGTCAGAAGCGTATCTGAATGGTACTGGTCTAGATGACATTAGCGAAAACTGGTTCAATATTGTAAGTGATAGATTAAATCATCTAACTGATGCTGGTGAGGATGCAGTTATTAGTGCAAATTCTGGTGACTTGAAGTTATTCTTTGAATCAGGACGTGATGATATTATTTGTCTTGGCACTTCTGCTGAAAATGTATATGCTAATGTAGCTAAAGAAACTGATTCAGTTACAGGAACTGAGCGCATAGTTGCATCTTATAATCCTGATAATATACCAACCAGTGCACTTAACTTTGTAGCAACATTTGACAATCCATGGTATCAGAAAATGCAAACTATAACTTTAACAGACAATGAATATGCACAATATGTTAGAACAGATGTAGGACCATTTCCAGTAGGAATGGAATGTAGTATTATTCCAACACAAGATGCACCAAATAATCTAACTGCTACAGTAGTCAATGATACAACAAGTGAATCATTGAGCTTAGAGGAACAAGAAGATACAGGCACCGGTAAAACAACTTGGATGTTCGTAATGCCTGATGCACCAGTAACTATAACAATAGGCGCACAATAAACAAAGTGAGTGGGTAACCAATCCCACCACTTTTATAAATACAAACACAATAAAACAATGACAGACATTTCATATGATACAAGAAAGTGGAAAGAACTCGGATTCGGGGATAAAATGAAATATTCAGTTGCAGCAGCTTTGGTATTTGCTAGCATACTGATAGGTTTTGTATCATTCATTTGGTTAGCTATGATACCAACATCAGTTATAGCTCTATCAGGACTTTGGCTATCAACAGCTCTTGCGATACTTGGGATTTCGTCATACTTCCACAACGAATTAGTATCATTTCAAAACAAAGTCAATGATAAACTTGAAAAAATAGACAAAACTAACAAGAATGAGATATCTAACAATAGAGAAAATTAAACAGCAATGTGTTATTGATGAACAATATACAGATGAGGATTCTTTCTTAGAGTCTATAGGTAACGCAGCTGAAGATTATGTTGAGCAGATGGTTAATCAAAACTTAGATGAACTAGTTGCTGAAAATGGTCAACTTCCACCATCAATCGAACATGCTTGCTTGATAGTAGTTGATTTTCTTTATGCAGTTCAACGAGGAAGCAATGCAAATGACCATTCTATACCTGAATGTGTAGATAAAATTATCAAGTTATATAGAAGTTTTGTATGAACGCAGCACTTTTAAAGGAATCAATCGAAATATATGAAATACCAATCGAACAAACCGATTATGGTAATATAAAAGATGGAACTCCGGTCTTCAAATATAAGACCAGAGCATACGCCCAGTTTGATAGTCAGGCAAGGGTTGTATCTGAAGGCGAAGTTTTTTACCCGCAAGATAGAACATTCATTGTTAGATATTATGTCCCAGTTGAAGAACGAGATAGAATTAGATGGAACAATAAGTGGTGGAGAATAGTATCAATCAATCCAAACAAATATTACAATGATAAAGAAATAAGAGTTGTAGAACAGAACGACTAGCATAGCAGATGATGCTCTGCATTATATTAATACACATGATTAAACCAGTAACAGTAAATCAATTAACAATACGAGCAACCCTTGAAAAGATAGGTAGCAGAGAAACATTAAACAGAATACAATACGCAGCTGTATTGGCTGGTGCAAGGTCATTAGTTCAATCAATCAAAGACGCTTTATTAGCAAGTGTACCAAAGGCAAATCAAAGAAACCCTAAATACACCGATACTTTGCTTGATGCGATCAGATTCTCATCACCAAATAATGATGGTACAAGAACAGTTCATGCATTGGGTGTAAGAGATAAAGGAAGTGGTACGTACAGAACAAGATTTTTCAACAAGACAACAAAAGATAGATATCAAAAGACATACAAAGGTAAAAAACTAAAGAAAAAGAGATTTGTTGGTACAGTGGGTGGAACATTCTTTTTTAACAAAGGATTAAATCAAGGTAAACAAGAAGCAATAGATAGGATGAAAAACGCAATAACAAATATATTGAATCATATAGATGGATAATTCAATCAAAATAAATCGATACATACAATATATACTTGAACATGATGAGAATGTAATGAGTATTGTTGGTAATGAAAAAAAGATATTCGCATTACAACAATCAGAATCCATTACTTATCCATTTATAGTATATCAACGCAATTCATTATACCCACAATATACAAAAGATTATCAAGGCTGGATTAACACCTGTAACGTTGAAATAGCATGTGTATCAAATGACTATGTTCAGTCACTCGAATTAGCCAATGCAGTTAGACATGCAATTGAATGGTACAGGTGGAAAGATTCGGATATCTATATTCATCCAATCAAGATAGATTCAATCAATGAGTACATAGTTGATACCGATAATGGTAAAGCTTATGTACAATCAATAATAACTAATATATCAATAGAACCGATAAAAACAACATAAAAATATATAACTCATAATTAATTATGGCAGTATTAAAAAATTCAGACATTATTAAAGGTTCAGCCTTAATGCTTTTCTTCGAAGATGATAAAACAGTAGCTTTCGCAACCGAACACAGTTTGAGCATATCATTGGAAACTACTGATATCAGCACAAAATCGCATGGAGACTTTAGCGCTACCCTTCCACAACGTTTAACATGGTCTGCTTCAGCTTCAAACCTTTATTCTGATGTTGGTATAGAAGAATACTACAAACGTATTAATTCTATGTCACCAGTACATATTAAATTTGCTAAAGCTCAATACGTTGTTGATGGTGCAACTCATGATTATGAGCCATATGCTGATACAGGTGGTAAAGCAGAAAAAGGTATTGTAAATGCAGCTAATGGTGCAGAAGATTGGCAGCCTGGAACTATAGTAGCAGAAGGTGATGCATTAATTACAAGTGTAGAAATCAACGCTTCAGCTGGTGACAATGCCACACTCTCTATACAATTCCAAGGTGTGGGTGCATTAGAGTCAGCTTATGATAAAAAAGAAGGCGAATAAATAGAACCTTTATAAAACAAACATGGATGAGGGAACAATCCCTCATCCTTTACAAAAACTTGAATATGATGCTTAGCATCTTGGTTAAACGATAACCAAATATAAATATATAGACAAATAAAATTTATGATAACTAAAATAGTTAGAGGTAACGATTTCAGGATTCGTGCTCGTGTAGTGACTCCACAGTATGAAAATGATGAAATTACCTCTTTTGTCGATTTTGATTTAACAAAATGTTCTGATATACACGTTGAACTTGTTTGTCAAAAAGACCAATACAATATACCAGTTGAGTTTACATTAGATGGCTCAGCTAATAATGTATTGTTCATTGACATAAAGGGATATACACTTCATTGTGGAACATATGGTTTACAAGTTACTGGTATAGATGAACATAATAGAAACTGGAGATTCAAACAAAAGTCTTTATTCTTAATAGTTGAAAATACTGCAGATGCTCACATGAATACAGACATCATGGATAATCCATTAGAAGTCATAGTAGAATGTGGTATGGTTGTATCAGTAAATCTTGATGACTATTATGACAAGAATTATATCGATCAAAATTACTATACACAAGACGAGATAGATCAAATGTTAGCAGATGATATTCTTGTCTTAAATTACGGTAACAATGATTATTTGTTCGATGATATATACTCAACATACAAGAACACATCTAAACGCATACTATGTGCGTACATACTTAATACTGGAGCAGTATGGTATTTTCCATTAACATCAATAACTGGATTAAATGCTAATTTTGGTGGATTCTATGTTTGGGGTGATACACAACGATATCTTAGTATTACTTACAGTGATTCACTTAAATGGTTTTCTAAAACATACAATTTCTTAACAAAAGAACAAACTGAATCACAGATAAATGGATTACAAACTCAAATAGACAATATAGAACAATCAGTACCAGCAAACTATGTAGAGTCATTCAATGGCCAAACAGGAGCAGTCACATATACAGCGCCAGTTACTTCAGTCAATGGTCAAACTGGAGATGTAACAATAGAGGCTGGCGGAGTTACTTCATTCAATGGTCAAACAGGTGCAGTCACATATACAGCACCAGTTACTTCTGTTAACGGTATGACAGGTGCAGTTACAATAGATACTGGTTCAGACGAAAATACAGATATTTTAGCACAAGCAACAATATATGAGATAGAAGGTGTTAAAACAGACGTTGAAAATAGTATAAACAATATACAGACTGAAGTAGATGAAAAGCTTGATAAAGTAAATGATAAACTTGATGAAACCAATGATACTGTAGACGAAAAAGAATACGTAGCTGCACAAGCACTTATAGATTTGAATGGTAGAATTGAGTCAGGTGGAGGCGGTGGAGTCGGTCCAACTGGTCCTACAGGTCCAACAGGTCCAACAGGTCCACAGGGTGAAAAAGGAGACAAAGGCGATAAAGGTGATAAAGGAGATACAGGAGAAACTGGTCCGCAAGGAGAAACTGGTCCACAAGGCCCACAAGGTCCACAAGGAGAAACTGGTCCACAAGGTGAAACTGGTCCACAAGGTCCACAAGGAGAAACTGGTCCACAAGGTCCACAAGGAGAAACTGGCCCACAAGGTGAAACTGGTCCACAAGGCCCACAAGGTGAAACTGGTCCAATGCCAACAAATTATGTAGAGTCATTCAATGGTCAAACTGGAACAATCACATATACAGCACCAGTTACTTCAGTGAATGGAATGACAGGGGCAGTTACTATACAAGCTGATGGAGATCCGGGATTTATTAAAGTAACAAACCCAAACAATACATCAAAAGTTGGTTTAGTTAGTTCTTTAGCAACAAGATATAATACAAATATAGGAAATGGTGCAATAATTGAAGGTGAAGGATATTCATCAACATCATTAATTGAAGCTTCTGGTAATTATTCTCATGCTGAAGGGTATTACACAAAAGCAACAGCAAATTATTCTCATGCTGAAGGTAGCTTTACAATAGCGTCAGGTATTGGTTCTCATGTTGAGGGTCATTCTACAACAGCTGCTGATGTTTATTGTCATGCTGAAGGAGATAATACAAAAGCACGAGGATATGCTGCTCATGCTGAAGGATATGGTACAAACACATTTAATAGTAGTGAACATGCATCCGGACAATATAATATGTCAACAAAAAACGGAACTTTTGGTACTACAGGAAACACTTTATTCTCAGTTGGAAATGGTACGGGTGATTCTATAAGACACAATGCGTTTGAAATACAACAAACAGGTGATATATATTATGTAGATACTGAAAAACTTGATGGAAGTACAGTACATTACTATGATGCGCCAATGAGAAAATTACAAGACGCAATGGTTACTTCAACTACGAATGGTTTGAAAATTGAAGTTGTAAGTGTATTACCAGCTAGTCCCGATTCTAATACAATATATGTCGTGCAATAAAAATATTTTACAAAATATAGATATGAATAATTTAACACAGTTTGGCACTTTAGCCGAATATAATGATTTTCTAAATTCAAATGATTGTCCTTATGTCAATGTCTCTTATATAGGTGAAACAGATGAGGTCAAATATTTCAGAGATGAAGTATTTGAAAACGAGTATTTTAACATGCCATTTACAATAGAGATAACTTCAATTGGTCAAGATGAGCCAAATTGTACATTATTTCTTCATCCAGATATGCAGGCTAGAACTGATTTCAAATATAAGATAAATGATGGTGAATGGCAAGAATGGCCTATTAATTCAAACGAATATGTTCAAATAAATGATCTTGTTGTAGGAGATAAAGTTCAAGTATTAAATATAAACAACAGAACAACAACAGATGGTCAAATGCTGTTCGGTGAAATAGATATATGGAGAAATAATAATTTTGATGATAGAATAGGTGGTTCAATAAAAATTTATGGCAATCCATTCTCACTTGTCAATGGTTCAAATTTCAGAAGTGTGCCTGAAATGTTCAATGAAGGTGGTCAAGGATATTTTTACAATTGGTTAAGTAATGGAAGAGTACAAGATATTTTAACAGATGCAGAAAACTTGTGGTTACCAACAAGAAGTTTGTCAGTAGCATGTTTTAGAGAGATGTTTAAAGAATTTACACATTTAGTAAAAGCCCCAAACATTTTAGCAAAACATTTACCACAACAGGCATGTCAGGGAATGTTTGAAGGTTGTACAAGTTTAACAGATATGCCTATCATAGCAGCAGAAACTGTTGAGTCAAATGCTTTAAGCAATATGTTTTATGGATGTAGCAGTTTAGCCAATGTAACACCACTTCACATTAAACGTAATACAGGATATAATCCAGTAGAGAACATGTTTAGAGATTGTACAAGTTTAACAACAACGCCAGTATGGAATGAAACAATCATATGCCCAGAAGGAGAACTTAATGGTGGAATATGCAACACATTCAGTGGATGTACAAGTTTAACAGATGCTAGTCCAATACACATTACGCTTAATATTAGTGAAAGAAATGGATATGTAGCTTATTGGAACATGATGAATAATACATTTGATGGATGTACTAGTTTGGTCACAGGTCCATATATAGAAATAAATGGTAGACTGGATGATATGGGTGCAGATAATATATTCTATAATTGTGAAAACTTAGAGTCATTTACATTCTTATGTTCACATTATAATTTTAGTTTTGGTTTAGACAACAATACTAAGAACGGCACATGGTATTACAGAGATGGAGTAGATTATAATCCAGCCGAAAAAGTCCCTGGAAGTTGGACTTGTACACCAGTTACAGAAAATTAATATAGTTTAAAATATGAATGGATTTGATTTAAGTACAATATCTAACTGTTATGTAGGCGGCACTCAAGCGAGTGCCATCTACTACGGTTCTCAGTTGATATGGCCAACAGGACCACAACCATCTCCATATCAAAGCGAATATTTAACTTTTACATCTCTTGAAGATGATAATATTATTACATGGAATAATGGCATACAAACAGATACAGATTGGAAAACAATATCAATATCAACAAATAACGGTTTAACATGGACATCAAAAACATCTTCTTATTATGGTAATGGTGGAACAACATTAGCAACGTTAAATACTAATGACAAACTATTAATAAAAGGCTTAAACACAAGATATGGATATGATAGTGCGCATCATAATTATTTTTCTTCAACCAAACAGTTCAATGTTAGTGGAAACATAATGAGTTTATTATATGGAGATAATTTTATTAATCAAACAACATTAACTAATCCAGATACATTTTATTTATTATTTACAAATTGTACTAATTTGATATCTGCAGAGAATTTAATACTTCCTGCAACAACATTAATGTTATCATGTTATGGTAGTATGTTTAATGGATGTTCAAATTTAACTACTGCTCCAAACTTACCAGCAACTACATTAGTACAAAATTGTTATACTAGTATGTTCCATAATTGTACTAACTTAACTATTGCTCCAAACTTACCAGCAACTACATTAGCGTATAAATGTTATACTCATATGTTTAGTGGTTGTGATAATTTAACTACTGCTCCAGCTTTACCAGCAACTACATTAGCAGAAAGTTGTTATAGTTATATGTTTAATGGGTGTTTAAATTTAACTGCTGCTCCAGCTTTACCAGCAACTACATTAGCAGAATATTGTTATGATAGCATGTTTCAAAATTGTAAAAGCTTAACTACTGCCCCAGAATTATTAGCAACAACATTAGTAAAAGATTGTTATGTATATATGTTTAGTGGTTGTTCTAGTTTAAGTAATATTACGTGTTTAGCATCAACATTTGCAACTAATAGTACATATTACTGGGTATCTGGAGTATCTTCATCCGGTACATTTATAAAGAATCCAAATACTACAGTTAATGCTTGGGGAAGAGGAAGATCTAATATCCCAAATGATTGGACAGTTCAAGACTATAATGGATAGTTTATACATAACAAAAGAGAGATATTCATTTATCTCTCTTTTTATTTTTAAGATTCTTCCACCACTTAAGCATGTTCTTATCAACTTCTGTACTTCCTTTAAATTGTTCCCAACTAAATGGAATATACTCTTTCAGTTTAACACTTTTCTTTAGATATCCATTCTGTTTTAACAACCACGTTTGCAATCTCATTCTCTCCCATTCATTCCTATCTACATACTCTATATTATCAACTAAACTGTTAAATTCCACCATATCCATCTCGTACAGAAAATGATAAGCTGAACAAAGTTTGCTTTCTATTACAAGCAATCTAAATGCATGAGTGACTGGTTTTTCATCTATTGGTTTTTTTTAGATTCTTCTTTCTTGTTGACCATATCATTAATCAACTTATTCTCAGCAATCTTTTGTTCGATATACCACTGATAGAACTTAGTTATGGTTAAGTCTCCTTCATTCAGGTTGTATATATCATCAAACCAATCTTCAAATGTTAATATATCTCTTTTCTTCAATTTTAACTGAGCTATAGTAAAACAATAAAATAGTTCAATTATTGTTGTAGCCATTGGTTTAGATAGATCAAGCGCTTTGTTGTTACGGTCTTCATATATCTTTTCAGCAGCGAAACCATAAAAACCAAGTTCAACTTCTCCTGTTCTAGTTTTTACAATCATAGTTTTTCGTTTTCTAGTTTTTTTCTATATTATAATAAATATAGACAATTTATCACAATAGATTAAATGGCTACAGATTTAAAATATAAGGTTGGAGCGGATATATCTGAACTTCAACAAGGAATGCAACAAGGTGGACAATCTATTCAAAGTTTTGAGGAAAAGGTTGAAGACTTGAATGCAACTATACAAGAACAAGTTAATAGCAGTAAAACATTAAGACAAGAACAAAGAGCTGCAATAGTACAAGCACAGAAATTAGCGGCTGTGTATGAGAAACTATCAGACGAAGAAAAGTCATCTGCATTTGGTCAAGAAATGGCTAAACAATTGTATGAAGCAGAAGAAGCAGCTGCTAAACTACTTGATGCATCTGGTGACTTAAACAGTAGAATCAAAATAATGTCATCTGATACTAGAAACTTAGATATATTAAAAGATTCATTTGATGCTGTTGGTTCTTCAGTAACATCGGTATTATCAGGTATAGCTGCAGCAACTGGTAAACAAGAAGATTTTAATAGAGCTATAGCAGCATATGCAGGTATTCAATCAACCGTTAATTCACTTACTAAGATAGCTAATCTTTTAAATAAAGATTCTAGTTTAATGATTGGTATACAAACATTACAATATAGAGCATTAACTAAGGCACAGAAACTTCAAACTGCAGCAACAACAAAAGCAACTATAGCACAAAAATTATTCAATACTGTAGCTAAAGCAAACCCTTATGTATTGTTAGCAATGGGTGTATTAGCAGTAGTAAGTGCTATAGGTACATATGTTGCAATGACATCCAAAGAAACTGAAGCAGAAAAGAAACTTAGAGAGGAACGTGAAAAGTCAATAGAATCATTAAATGACTATAAAAATGAATTAAACAAAGTATCATCTAGTGTTCAGGGTAAGCTATATTCATCATTTGTTATATTAAGAGCTGAATGGAATAAACTTAAATCAACGGCAGAAAAAACAGAATGGATTAAAAACAATAAATCAGCTTTTGATGAATTAGGTGTTAGTGTTAAAAATGTTCGAGACGCTGAAAATTTATTTGTCAACAATACTGGTGCATTCATTCGATCTATAATGTTAAGAGCCAGAGCAGCTGTATTACAAAAACAGATAGAAGATTCATTAACCAAAGAAGGTATAAAGAAAAAAGATACAACAACTGGAGTTGAAACTTATACTATAGGATATGCAACAGCACAAAGTGCAGCAGAAGAATTAGTTGATGTACAAACCCAGATAAATGATTTAATGAAACAGTTTGGTGGTATATCTACTTCAGCTGGTACTACAACAGCAAAAACATTTGCATTTGCAAAAGATAGTTTAGCTGCATATGAAAATGAATTATCTACTCTTCAAACGAAATATAAAAATGGTTTGATTAAATTATCACCAGAGGAATATAAGAAACAAGTTGCTGATTTAGAAAGACAGATTAAGGCTAAGAAAATTGAATTAGGTCTTGAATTACCAGAATCAACTGAACAAAAACTTAAAAATGAATTAGCAACATTACAAGCAAAACTAGCTTTAACTGTTGAAGGTTCAATTGAAGAAGCTGAATTAAAACGTTTGATATCAGATTGTCAAAAACGATTAGATAAAGAACAAGCTAGATTAAAGATTGAACCAGAACTAGAATGGACTGAACAAGATGAAGCCAATTTAGATAGACGTATAAATGATATATTGTCAGGTATAAATCCAAATACTTACTTTGATACTGATTTTGATTTTTCTGGTTTATCTGATTCAATGAAAACTGAAGCTGATAAAACTGTCGAACAAATGAACAGAATTAAGACAGCAATAGAGAGTTTTATGGAGATAATGAACGACCCAGATGCATCGGATAGAGCAATATCAAAAGCGCAAAAATATATTGATGAACTAGTACCTAAATTTAATAAAGCAAGAGAAACAGCAGAGGAATTTAACAATGAAAGTGCTAAAGGTGTAAAATGGAATAAGACAATGGACAATCTTAAGTCTTCTATCGGCAATGTTGGTTCAGCTTTTAGTTCATTGGCTCAAATAACCGAAGATGAAACATTCAATACAGCAGGTGTAATTGCTCAAGCAGTTGCAAATATGAGTTTATCTTTCGCTGAAGCATTGAAAAACAATAAATCATTTACAGTTTGGGATTGGATAGCAACTGGTACAATGGGATTAGCTCAGTTACTTACAATGATATCTTCAATCAAATCAGCTCAAGGTTATGCAGAAGGTGGTATAGTTGGCGGTCATTCAAAATGGGGTGATAAAATATTAGCACGACTTAATTCAAATGAGTTAATATTAAACGAAAAACAACAAGAGAAAACCTATTCAATGATGGATCCAACTACAATAGTGATGGGACAACAAACAGTAAATGTAGTTGGTAAAATAAAAGGTAAAGACATTGTACTTGTTACTGAGAATACAATAAAAGAAATGGTTAAATCAGGAAGAAATATATCATTTGGTTAATATGAGAATAGAAGGAGAATTCAATAACTATAAGAATGACAAAACATATACACTAACAATATATAAAGTTGGTCAAGACGTATTAGAAGAACCAATTATCATAGAGAAAGATGGAGTTGTTGATTATGATAGAACAGAGAATTTGATATTCTTTGCCTCAGATCCTGTTACTTTATCTTGTGATTATAGTGATACATTTAATCATGTGATAATAAAGACAGCAACAGTTAGATTAGTAAGCAATTTCAATCTTAAAGATTTAGTTCTTGCTTCAAATAATAGAGAAATAAGATTAACTATATCTGAAGGTCAAGATACATTGTTCAGTGGATTTGTAGAACCATTATCATTCAACGAACCCTATGCTAATAACTGGGAAACTATAGAAATATCAGCAACAGATAATCTAGCAACAACACAATATATAGAATATCCAAAATTGATATCTTCAACTTTAGACCAAATGGATACGTTTACAAACATTATATCTAATATAGCATCTTGGATTGGTTTGACAGTTGAATATGATGGGTTAGATGAAGAAATAAACAGAGAAATATACAGCAAACTATCTTCAACTAAATTGTCTAATTCGTTGTGGGTAGGTGATTCGATAGATGATCATATGATGTGCTATGATGTGTTGGAACAAATAGGTAAATATTGGGGCATTTGGTTTATCGAAGATAATGGTAAACTTAGATGTTTTAACTGGCACAATGAAACAAGAACACCAGTCCAATTAATACAAGAAAACTTTACAGATACATCAACTAATTTATCAAACTCAGATGCATATACTCAAATCAAGTTAACTTGTAATGTTGAAAATGCTGATACTATAGTTGAGTTTGGAGATGATATAGTTAGTCCATATACACATTATGTCAAATATATGGAAGAACTTGTTGCTGAAGGTGATGGTTCAAATGCACTACGTTTGTTCACTGATTTAGTAAAGAACAATCAAACAGCAGATGAAAATGACAAAAAGCATCCAACTGAATCATACATTTACAAGAACTTTTGCTGGATAAAAGAATCAGATTTGTGGGATTTTGGAGAACATGGATATGAACAATTTTTGCCTGGACATAATGATCATCCAACTACACAACAGTTTATATTAAATTGGTTAAGAAACAATCCCGGGAGAGGAGCATTTGTCTCATTTGGTAGAACAGATAAAATGTCAATAAAAGATAATAGCCCAATAAATTCTATAGATTTGAAAGACTATCTTATTATATCAGTTATGGGACAGGATTGTAAAGAACATGAATCAATAATGGGATCGCAATTTGAAGGTGCTGCTCCAATCTGTTCATTTAAAAGTTCGTCAAAAATGTTTACACCTTCGGATTCAGATACAACCAATTATCTTATAATAAGCGGACATATATTACTAAACAAACTATATGCTCAAACAGGTAAAGTAATGCATAGACGAAATGAACGTAAGCATAAATCAACATATGGAGAGGAATATGACACAATATATGAACGTTCACATACTAGATATCAATCATTGTACTTAGATTCTCAACATACGTTTGAGCAATTAGAAAATGATTTCCAGTCTAAATATTTGAACAAGAATGGTGTGAATGAGAAATATATCAATCAATCTGTACCTAAAATAGGAGAAGATGATTGGGGTTGTTACTATATACATAAATTCTTTGATGGTGATGCTGGTTCTGAAACTAAATCATCAAACAAATGTCTATATGGTGACTTGAAACAATCTAAATATAATGAAACTTGGAAATACGAATATAGCTACATAGATGGTAAAGGTAAAAAGGTTGATAATACTTCAAAGATTCCTGTACTTGTTTGCTCAATGAAAATAGGAAACAAATACTGTGTAGAAAGAATAGATGAAGGAGCAAGTGGTTGGGGAAAATTTGAATGGATGACAGAAGATGATGCTCCAACATTAAACAACAAGAAATGGATTTATTTTACAATAGGAATAGACCCAAAGATTGATGATTATATTATTGGAAAAGAATACGATATACAAAATACAATCTGGTATTACGATGATATAGACGGAAAGGGAACAGCAATTCCAATTAGATATAGTGACAATTTAGCAGGAGAAGTTGAATTTAAGATAATACAACCAATGCTAAGTTATTGGCAAGACACAAGTCAACTTAAAAACATCTTTGTTAGAGTATTCTGGGATTACTTAAGTGATACATTGTATTGGCCTATATTGGAAAAAGTTAGTTCAATTATGTTATCTGACTTTAAGATAGAATTAACATCAAACAAAGGCCATATACTAAACAATAGCGAGAACAATGATTTGGTATACGTAAGTGATGAAAATGATAAATATGTTGAAGCGCATGAAGATGACATTTCTATATCAACGATGATAACGAGTGATGAAGCAGCTGAATGGGGCACAGAAATGGTTCAGTCTGTTAGTCATGTTGTTAATTATAGCGATAATCCAGAAATAGACAATACGCCATTCTATGGATTTGAACATGATACTGGAAAAGTTGATGAAGAAAATCAACCAATCATTGAATATATCAAACCAGAACAAATCTATGTGAATGATTTCTATAATGAATACAGTAAAGCAAGAACTATAGTTGATACACAAATAGTTCTGGATAAAAACTATGTAAAGCAACCAGACAAATATGAATTTATATATCCTGAAACATTTAAACTTGGTACAGATGGATATACTATAATTGGATATGAAGCTGGTCTAAAATATGATACAATATCTATATCGACTAAAAACATGACCCTTAAAAATATGAACGTAACAAATGGATAAATTACAAGTTAAAACAAAGACTTATGCTACTCCTAAAAAAGAAGGTGGAGGAACATCAAATATAACATACAAGATTACTGGAACAGATATTGGTGGTGATTTGAATGTTAAGTCATTGAATGCAAATAGAATAATGGCTGAATATATCGAATCAAACAATCTTCAAGCAACCAATGGAAATTTTGTTTATATAGTTGGAAGCGATGGAACAATATCAACATTAAGAGGAGATAGTTTAAATTACAATACAGCTACTATTGGAGACTTAAATGCTAATAATATAACAACAAATAAGCTAAAAGTAACCGATACAGCAACTATTGAAAACATTTTCAACAATTATCTAAACTCTAAAGAGATCGTTACAGACTATCTTACAGTTAACAAATCAGCGCATTTCTTTGAAGTGATAATAGACAAAATCAAATCTGTTGGAGGAACAATCATTAACACAGCAACATCTTGTGTATTAGATTACGTCAAACCTATAACAGAAAATGATGTTGTTACTAAGTATAGATGTTACTGGAAACGATATGCTAATGAAAACTCACAGGATAAGAAAGATGAAGTTACAAATGATTGGCTGGTAAATGACCAAGCAATATCTCAAAACTGTAACCTTGTAAGTGGTGTAAATCATGATGCTGGAAATCACTATTACTGGAGATTAGTCGAAGCAACAAGTGAAAATAATCCTGTCTATGTCAACTTCGATACAGGACAAGTTTGGGAAGAAGAAGGAATACCAACATATCAGATTAAGTTCAATGGACATGAAGCTGAATCTGAAGAAGATGTAACCATTAATGCTGGATTCACTTATGATAATGGAGCAACTAATACTGAAGACCAACCAGATGCTCAGCTAATCATAACTGATTGGGATATTGTGCCAGTTAGCGGAATAGAAACAGATTGGGATGATACAGAAAAAATATTTACAGTTAAAGATACAATCAATGGTCTTCAAATAACACCTAAACCAGTTGGAATAAATGATATTGTGCAGGCACCATATATATCAAAGGGAACATTTAGCTTTGCAACTGAATATCCTACAAGACTTAACTTATTCGTTTTCTACGATGATGAGACTGTAGAATATCATCCTGCACCAGACGTGGCAACAAACATATATCAAATAGAACTAGCTTCAATTAGCAATACAATAGCAACTAGATTTGTTATAACATCGGCTGAAGTTAATGTTTGGCATTTATGTAACTGGATAGATTTGAGTGAAACAGTTAAAGATGCACCAACTCATATAGATACACAATTTTATGATGCTCCACGAATTGGTGATAACGTATGTCAATTAGGTTATAGATATGGGGAGAATCCAACAGATAATGAAAAGTCAAGAGCATCAGCAATCATCATAGCAGCTTATAAGACACCTGACGCTGGTGGAACTATTAATGGTAGAATTATACAACCTATCAAACCGCCATCATATGCTCAATATCAAGATATCACAGACTTTAATCTTTTCACTCATAGAGGAACATATATGGACGCAACTGGTGCCTATTTTAAGGGCAATCTAGTATCAGAAAGCGGAGATATAATAAATATAGGAGATGATTTAACTGTAGAAACTGAATACTATCAATTAATCAGTAGTGAAAATCCTATTACACGTCCTTCAAGCGGTAAAAAGGATATAACATTCAGAATATTATATGTTCATAATGGTAGTGGAACAATTCTATCATCATTACCAACTAGATGGTATACTAAAACTTCATTGGATAATTATAGTGCAAAAGATGATTTAACTGTTACAATCAATTCAAACACTCAATCATTAGAAGTAAGACTATACAATGAAAACAATGATTTGAAAGATACATATGTTGCTACTACTATTAATTTAGGTGATATAACAGATGGAAAAGATGGTGCATATAATCAATGGATATACAAGAATAGCTCATCTAAACCAGAAACTCCAACATCAACCCCATCAGATCAATATCCGCCAACTGGATGGTCAACAACTCCACAACAAATAACTGCAAGTTTGCCTTATACTTGGATGTCAACAAGAACAGTAACACCAAGAAGTTCAAGTCAAATAAACTATGGACCTTGGAGTGAACCAGTTAGAATTACAGGTGAAGATGGTAAAAATGGAAAAGATGGAAAAACGATAGAGTTCATATATAAACATTTCAATAATGAAACTATTTCAACAGAAAATCCAACTGGGGATACAAGCTACAATCCAAATAGATGGACTGCTTATAATGCACCTAAATATACTGGTCCAACCGGATATCAATGGTCTGATAACCCACAGGGAGTTAGTTCAAGCTATCTATATGAATATGTATCGACCAGAAATTCATATATACAAAATGGATATACTTATTGGTCAACATTTACAACTCCTACATTATGGTCTAAATATGGAGAAAATGGTATGGATGGTGATGGGGTAGAATATATCTTTAAAGCATATAATGTTAAATCATTACCAACTACTTATTATCCTGGTTATTCTCAAAATACCAGTACAGGTAAGACATTCACTGATGATGATTATTATCCAGATGGTTGGGCTGATGATCCGATGAGTCCAACCGAATCTAATGCTTATGTTTTTGTTAGTCAAAGAAAACAAGTAGGTGGTAAATGGATTAAGCCAACACAAACAGAAACCGGAACACCATGGTCTCAACCAGCAATATGGTCTAGATGGTCAAAAGATGGTAGTTCTGGAGATAAAGGAGATAAAGGAGATCAAGGCGATGATGGAACAAATGACAAGCTTATTCCTATTTATCAGTTCTGGGAAGTAAGAACAACATCTACTGATAATTATAATGACATTATTTCTAAACTATATACTAATCTAAAGTTTAAAGTATTTCACATTGAAGGAGAAACAGTAACAGAACAACAAAGATTACCCGATGCTGGATATAAAATAAGTGCAACAGTTTATGCTAATAAAAGTAGTGCAACATTGAAAACTTACTATTACAATAGTTCTAGCTCATCCGTTTCTATGACATGTACAAGCGAAGACAACGGTTCTCTTAATAGATTTAATCTTTCGTTTGACAATATGCTAGAAAATATTTATAGTAGTGATACAGCAAAACAAGACTATAGAAAGTTAAGTCAATCAAGCACCGTTAATACTGAGCTTCCTGTTCGAATGATTGTACAGTTAACTTTAAATGGAACGGTTGTTGATCAAAAAGAGTATGAAGTAACATTCAAAGCTGGGCATGTATTTGAAGTAACTGATGCCGCTTTAAATTCGGCATTCTTTGGAAGTTGGAAAGACAGTCAAGGAAATACAGTTAATGGTATGTCTTCAATCAGGCAAGACATGCAAGGTATAGAAACGAATGTATCAACACTTTCAAATGATCTTGGAACTTTACAATCTGACTATTCTACATTCAAGCAAACAGCAGAAGGATTCCAGACAAAAGTTGAAAGCGACTATTATGATAATCAAGGTAATGCAACAATAAATCAAAGTAGTATTGAACAAACAGCAACAAATATAAGCGCTTCAGTTCAAACTAATATTGAAGGTAAGTTAAATGAAACTGGAATAAACATAAACGGAAATAATCGAACAATAACTTTACAAGGAGATAAAGTTACATTTAGCAATTCAGATGGAAAAGTCACTAATAAGATATCTATAGACCCAAACACTGGAACATTACATGCAACAGATGGTGATTTTAGTGGCACAATAAATGCTACAGATGGAACGTTCAATGGTATTGTTAAAGCAAAGACATTATATTCTGAAGCATACAATATTCCAGATAGCGATACATCAATAACAATTGGAACATATGACAATGGAAAAATATATACACAATACTTAAGACAAGGTGGAAATGTTGATTATGATATTTATCTACCAAATCCTAAAAACTATCCTGGTTTGGAAATAGGATTTTTATTTTTTACTGCAACAGACATAAACATAACAAGTGTTACAGATATTACAAACATGAAATCAATTAAGATTCATCGAGCTAATGAACAGGCAGCAAATGGTGGATATTATTTGAGAGCAAGAACAGCAACATTTGTACCAGCTACATATGATCATTCAAATTCTTCATTATCATCTAGAACAATGTATTATGGTTACAAATCATATGCTACAACACCAGCAAATATGACTCAATTATTGATAGATACAATTGCACCAACAATGAAATTTATAGATTGGATAAAAATTGCACCAAATACTTTGACAAAATTTAAATCAATTGGTGGTAGATGGTATCAAATTGAAGGAAATAATATTGGTGGTTCAACGCCAAATGATTGGAGTAGCACTGATCCTCGTTGTTAAAAATCTATTAAATTTATTTTAAATTATTTTAACTATATATAAATCTGTAAAGTCTTGATATTCAGGATTTTACAGATTTGTTTTTTGTTTATAATTTTAACCAATCAAAATAAAAGTATATGGAAAGAATAGAATTATATGATTGGTTAGAACAGATAATTGAAGTTCTTGGACCAGAGCAAACGTTAGAAGCCATTGTTCGAGCAATGGGAAGTAAAGAACTTGAATCTATGCTTGAATTCATAGATAGAGTGTATGAAATTGAGAATTACAGGACTGAACAATGAAATATCCGCGGAGACGTCATGGAATTTTGTTATTCATTTCTTTTGAGGATTCAGCGTCGTTAAATTAATTGAAACCTGAAAACGAAAAAAGTGGCTGTCTTCTCAGATGGCCACTTTCTTTCAGTTACGCTTAACTGTAAAAAAAATATTATCCTTAAATAAATTTAACTATATATGAAAAAATAAAAAAATTAAAATTTTATAAAATGAGAATATTTATGTGTGTGACATCAACTGTTACACTAATCTGTTGCAGAGCATCATCTGCTATGCTATTTAGTTTGTATTATGAAAGATATATATAAAATAGAAAATTTTGTTTGAAAATTCAACTTTTAGACGTTTTTCTTGTAAACAATAAAAAGAGGAGGTTTTCGACCTCCTCAACTGCTCATCTTTATTTACTAGCCATAATAAATGTTGCCGCGTTCCAACGACCTGTCAGACATTTCTGCCTGTTGGATATTTTAAATATCCCGTAAATATAATATAGTCAATCGACAGCGAAAATTTTATCTTGGACACAATAATTCAGACAATTTGTCGTTATTTTCATATAAACCAAAACCAAAAAGTTATGAAAACAAAAGTCACAATCAAAGGAGATCTTTACATTTTAGATTATTGTTCTAAGTCTTTAATAGACGAAGAAAATGATTTTGTCTCTCAGTATTACACAACTGGTGGATGGATTAAGATTGAGTCATTAACAGTAAATGATGGTGATGAAAACTTAGTCAAGAAAAAAGGTAAGTATTCAATCAACCCGAACTTGTTGCGTGATATGATTAACCCATTACCAGCAGAAATTCATTATAGGAATTATTACGAACAAGAACTAGAATATGAGATTGAACATGAAGAACCATTTGACATCAAGAAACTTCAAATAGAAAAGTCAACATATGAGTTCGACGAAATTCCATTTTTCATATGCGCTGATTATGTTCTGTATGATGGGAAAAAGTTCTACAATTATGATATAGGTGATTATGAAGTAGAAAGTAAATGTTATAATGAGTTTGAGATAGAATAGACGAAGGACATATTTAATCGAAGGACATATTCACAACTTTTCATCTTTCAAACGTATTGAAAAAGGATATAATTTATATAAAATTAACAATTAAAATTTTACCGAGTCAAAAAGTTTTTATAATTTTGTAAATAATTAAAATAATATATTATTGAACAGATATGAAAGCTTTAATTTTAGCAAGAGTTAGTACTGAGATACAAAATCTCGAGTCACAAATTGAAAAACTAGTCCAAGAAGCAAAACAACTTGGATATAATGATTATGAAATAATCAGTGGAAAAGAGTCTGGTGTTAAATTAGACATCGAAGAAAGACAAACCATTAACAAACTAAAAGAACATATTGAAACTGGTCAATATGATATGGTGATTATATGGGAAGTCAGTAGATTAGCAAGAAAGCCAAAGGTATTGTATGAGGTTCGTGATTATCTCTTTGAACATCACGTGAACTTACATTGTGTCACACCGAATTTCACGATGATTAAAGAAGATGGCACGATTGATCCAACAGCAGCGATAGTATTTGCACTTTTTGGCACAATGGCAGAAGAGGAAGCAAGATTAACTAAAGAACGAATGAGACGTGGTAAGAAACACAAACAAGCAATGGGTGGAAACATTGGCGGAAAACTGTTGTTTGGATACACATTTGAAAATGATAGATTGACAATTGATGATAGAGATGCACAGGTAGTTCGCAAAATGTATAATATGTATGAAAGTGGAATGAGTCTAAGGTCAATAGCCTTAGAATTGATGGAGACAGGTGAACTAAAACAAACCATTCTAAACAATGCTAATAGACTAGTTCAGACAGTCATTACCAGAAGTGAATATTGTGGAATTAAGTCAAACCACAGCAATTACAATTATCCAGCGATCATTACTAAAACACAGTTTGAAAAATGTAAAGAAATTTCAAAGAATAAGACAAGAGAACATTACAAGGTAAAAAGACATTGCCTGTGTAAAAGATTAACTTATTGTCACGGATATATGCTAAGCCCGAACATAGCAAAAGAACAATACCAACTATGCACAATAGATAGAAAATACAATGCAGCGATTAGTATAGACAAGTTGGATGATATTGTTTGGAATGTGATATTAGAACAAAACATCACTGGAGAAATTGAGACAAATAGAATACAACTTGAAAAGGAAGCTAATATAGCAGTTAGAAAAGTTCAGCAAGCAAAACGAAATATTGAAGATTTGATCAAGCAAATTAATAGAATAGAAAACAGAATAATTGAAGGCAAGATGAGTGAAATAAAAGGTGATGATATGATTAGACAGAAGAATATTGATATAAAAGAACAACAAGATATAATGGACAAGAACAATTACATCTATGGGCAGAAAATACAAATGATAGTCGAAGAAAACTATAAGATTGATTATAGTCAAATTACAGACAATTATGAAAGACAACAAATAGTCAGAAAATATGTAGATAGAATTGATTTAGAAAAGACAGGAATTAGAGGTCATTATCTAATTGAAATTAAAATGAAAAATGGCCAGAACTATAATTTCAAATATTACAGATCTGGCCCATGGACTAAAGTAGAAAAAATATAAGATAGCTAATCTCTTGAAATAGTTATGTTCTTTCCTTCGATTGATTTGATTGTATAGTTGTATTGTCCAATGTTGATAGTCGAGCCAACAAATACTTCATTGATTGGATACTTGATTTCTCCGGTCCATTCTTTAGGGAATCCGGGTTCTAGCTCATTGTATAGGTAAGGGACGTTGATTAGATTGATTAATGCAACATCAACTTGAGCAGACCATTTATCTATTGACTTGTTATATTCTCTTTGTTCGTTCAAGATTTTGTAAATGTCATTGATTGAAGAATTAGTCGTTTCGACATGCATATTAGTCATCTCAGTGAACTCGTTCAGTTCTTGATTTTTGCTAGATATATCCTTTTGCATAAAATATATCTTCCAAGATAAAAAACATGATAATGATGCTAGTAATATTAAGCATATAAAAATTGTTGTTGTCATATGTGTTTAAAAATGTAAATTTGAGTTTAAAAATGTAAATTATGGTTTAAATATGTAAATTAATGTTAAATTAGATTCTGTATATTTATTCATCTATACGCACAACTGGGTTCACATTCATCACTTTGCGCAACAATTCTTCTTCTCCAGTCATGTCAGTATATTCAAATTTGCATTTCATTGGCGCACCACCACGCAGATAGCTGTGAATGGTTGTTGTTGTTATGCCCAATGCTCTTGAACATGCGACAATACTTTCATAGAAACTCGCATTTCCGTTGGGCCATGTGACTTTAATTCTTTTTTGGTTCATAGTTTTATCCTTTCTTTTATTTTTCTTCTATATATGTATTTACAAAGCTACCATCTTTTGCTTTTACGGTAACTGTTTTTTGATCAATTAATTTCTCATCAGTTACAACAACTACATCATCTTCTTTTATTAAATTACATGCTTCTGCAACTATTTTTTGTGATAAAGGTAAACAAATAGTAACAAAATCTCTATCTACTGAATCGATTATTTTATATATATTTATATCTAAATTAAGACTATCGTACATAATGTCATTATCATCTCCATCTAAATCAGTTAGTGTACGTTTAGATACTATATTAAAACAATCTATGCCAAGTCTATTATCACCTTTAAAGTTACGTAATTTAATAGGATTATTTTTAATATAACTTTTCATTCTATTTTTATTATCACCAATTACTGTAGTAAGACGATAATTGTTTTGATCTTTAACATGTAACCAATGCATCCATCTGCATAAACTAGTAGCACCAGTTTTTCTTCCTGTAAATATCCAGACTCTCTTTTTATGATTGTCAAATACTTCTTTTATTACACCTTTTTGCCAACCATTTAAATGAATATGCTCATCTGGTGTAAAATCACAATAAAATTGGTTTTCAATAAATTCAATTACTTCTGCTGCTGTTATCATAATCTATTCTCCTTTATATATTCTTATACAATTAATATGATCATCTGTAAATCCAATTGGAAAATCAGCATATGTACCTTCTTTAATTAAAT